CCCTGTTGAACCAAAAATGCCTGATTTTAAGGTTTCTACTCAATATTATCAGGTTGAGAACGGTTTTGACCGTCTTGGAATGGGTCGTGAAGATGAATATTTCTGGAAAACATCAAAAGAACGTCAAAAACTCGAAGAAAACACTGCTGAGGAGCAAAATGGGTAACGCTAGAGTTGACAGAGACCAAAATTTTATGAAAAATGAACACGGAACTGAAGAATTAATCACTGATTATGATGGTGTCTATGATAGATGGGTACAGAAGAAAGAAAAAGAGTTAAAAGAAGTAGATTTTGAAGAAGTTGATGATAAAACATTTCTAAAAGAGTGATAAATAAGTTAGGTTTATGTAATATTCATGCCTGTAGAAAGGATAAGTAAGAATTTTAAAGATATTGGGAGTGCTTTTCAAATCAATCCCTTATCTAATGACCTGCTTGCAATTAAAAATGAGACTGCGATTGCAAGATCTGTGAGAAATCTTATATTTACCTTACAGGGTGAGAGATTTTTTAATCAAGATCTTGGTTCTAGAGTGTCTAGAGCACTGTTTGAAAACATCGATAGAATTTCTGCATCAGTCATTGAAGACGAAATTAGAAATACTATTGATAACTTTGAACCAAGAGTAAGATTAATAGATGTAAGTGTCGCACCAGACTACAGTAATAATGAATTTAATGTGACGTTAAGTTATGACATCGTTGGTATTGATGTTCTACCTCAACAATTATCATTCGCATTACAACAGACACGATAATGCCACTAGTTAATTTCACAAATCTAGACTTTGATCAGATAAAGTCTTCAATTAAGGATTACCTTAGGGTTAATTCAAATTTCACTGACTATGATTTTGAGGGATCTAACCTCTCACCAATCATTGATACGTTAGCGTATAACACTTATATCTCCTCATATAACGCTAATATGATTAGCAATGAGGTGTTTATTGATAGTGCAACGTTAAGAGAGAACGTAGTTTCTCTTGCACGTAACATTGGATACGTTCCAAGGTCAAGAACCGCGTCGAGAGCAAATATTTCCTTTTCTGTTGATACTACAGACTTTGCCACTAACCCTGTTACATTAACGCTTAAGAAGGGTGTAGTTGTCTCTACAAGCGCGTTTGGTGGTGATAGTTATACATTTGCTATACCAGAAGATATTACGGTTCCTGTCATAGAAGGTACTGCATCATTTGATGATGTAGAAGTTTATGAGGGAACTTTTTTAATAGATAATTTTACTGTAGAGTCTGAAAACCCTGCGCCTCCGATAAGATATATCTTAGGTAACCCAAATATTGATACTTCTACTCTTAGTGTAACTGTTAGAGATACTGAAACAAGTACAAACAGTAGGAAGTATATCCTTTCAAATAGTCTATTTGCTGTTACTGGTACGTCAAGTGTTTATTTTATTCAGGAAATAGAGGACCAAAGATATGAACTTATTTTTGGTGATGGTATTTTTGGTAGAAAACTTGAAGCGTTAAACTATATTGAAGCATCTTATGTTAGAACAAGCGGTGAAGCAGCAAATGGTTTATCTGACTTTTCCTTCAGTGGAAGAATATTAGACAATAATGGTGTCAGTGTAACGGAAGGCATTTCATTAGTATCAACTAATATTGCATCTGAGGGTGGAAAAGAGATTGAGTCTATCGATTCAATTAAAAAATATGCTCCAAAAATTTATGCATCACAAAATAGAGCAGTAACAGCAGCAGATTACGAAGCATTAATACCTCAAATATACGCTGAAACTGGTTCTGTATCTGCATATGGTGGAGAAACACTTACTCCACCGCAATTTGGTAAGGTTTACATTAGTATTAAACCAACCAACGGACAGTTTTTAGCAGATAGTCTTAAAGATAACTTAAAAACTTTACTCAGAGACTATAGTGTTGCTGGTATTGTTCCAGAAATTGTTGATCTTAAGTATGTTTATGTCGAAGTTGATATATGTGCTTACTATAATGGCAATCTTGCTCCAAGTGCCGACTTTGTAAAGAGTGTTATTTCTACAAACATAACAAACTATGCAAATTCTTCAGAATTGAATAAGTTTGGTGCAAAATTCAAATACAGTAAGTTTCAAAAAGTAGTTGATGACAGTCATGAATCTATAACTTCAAACATTACCAAGGTTCTGATTAGAAGAAATCTCCGTCCAGTGTTAAATGTAAATGCTGAATATGAACTTTGTTATGGAAATAGTTTTTATATTAATAGACTTGATGGATTTAACATTAAGTCATCTGGATTTACTGTTGGTGGTATTAATGAAACTGTATATCTCAGCGATCTTCCAGATGATAATGAAACCACAGGTTCCTTATTCTTATTTACAGATCCAGCTGCAGATGAACCTACTATCGTAAGAAAATCTGTAGGAACTATTGATTATGTTAAAGGAGAAATTTTACTGAATCCAATTCTTATTCAATCAGCATCTAAAACGTTTGATGGTGAACCAATTATAGAAATTGCAGCAGTTCCAAAATCAAACGATGTTATCGGAAAACAGGATCTTTATTTACAACTAGATATTAGTAAGAGTACTTTAAATATGAAACTAGATGAAATATCATCTGGTTCTGACACCTCTGGTTCAGTATATAATGTAACAACCAGCTACACAAACGGAAGTCGCATAAGACAGTAAAGAAATGATAGAAAAGAGAATCAAAATTAGTTCAGTTGTTGAGAGTCAACTTCCTGCATATGTCAGGGAGGATTTTCCTTTAGTAGGAGAATTTCTGTCTCAGTATTATGAGGCATTAGATAATCAAAGCGGAATATATGATATTCTCCAAAATATTGATCAATACGTTAAAGTAGAAAACCTCACAAACATTGTAGAGTCCACTGCATTAACTTCTAGTGTTGATTTTAGCGATCGTACTATTTCTGTCAAATCTACAAAAGGATTTCCAGATTCTTATGGTCTTTTAAAAATTGACGATGAGATCATCACTTACACCTCTAAGACAAACACCTCGTTTGAGGGGTGTGTAAGGGGTTTCAGCGGCGTTACTTCCTATCAAGGGAGCAATACCCCCGACCAGTTGGTATTTACTGATACTAGTATTGATGAGCATGATAACGGTGTAACTGTATCCAACCTTAGTATTCTCTTCTTAAAAGAATTCTTTAAAAAGGTAAAGAGACAATTTGTCCCTGGTTTTGATGAAAGAACCTTTGATGAAGATTTAAATACGAATCTGTTTGTCAAGCAAGCAAAAGATTTTTACACTTCAAAAGGAACTAACGAATCTTTTGAAATTCTTTTTAGAGCACTTTATGGTGAAGATGTTACCGTCATCAAACCAAGTGATCATTTAATTATTCCCTCCTCTGCAAGATATAAAGTTACTAGAGACTTAGTAGTAGAAGCACTTAAGGGGAATCCAGAAGATTTAATTAATAAAACATTATATCAAGATAAAACTGGTGATATTGATGAAGCGTATGGTTCTGTTACTAATGTAGAAAAAATTGTTAGGGATGGAAAAGAATATTATGTTATTAGTTTAGATTTTAGTCTCAATCAGAAGGGTTCTTTAGTAGGTGAATTTTCAATTCATCCTCAAACAAAATTGGTTACTCCCATTGTTTCTGGGACAAATACTTTAGATGTTGATTCTACAATCGGTTTTCCAAAGTCTGGAACTCTGATTATAAAAATTACGGATGATATTGATATAAGTGTTACTTATCAGTCAAAGACTTATACACAATTCTTAGGATGCAGTGGAGTAGATAGATCTTTTGATGCTGGAAAAGAGTTAAGACTTAATGCATATGCTTATGGATATAGTGATATAAGTGGAACTGAAGAAGTAGAAGTTAGAGTAACGGGAGTCTTATCAAACCTCCATGTTGATGATGAGACGAAGGAAATTAGTGCGGGCGATGAAATTGAGATTAAAACTTTAGGTAAAAATGAATTAGGACCAAAGGCATCTAGCTGGTTGTATAATATTGCAACAAACTATGATGTTGGGTCTGTATCTTTAGTTGACTCCTCAAACTTTACTTATAAAATTGAAACTAAAGATGATAATATCATTAATCTTGGAGATTCAATTGTACTTGTACTTTCTGATGAAAGTACTATTAATACAAATGTAGTATCTGTTTTAAATGAAAAGTCTTTCAATATATCTGGGCAGGGACAGTTTGATCATACAAAACTTGATAACGTCAAAAGATCGATTCAGAGAGCAAACTCTTTAGAATATACAAGTGCAAATGTATATGCATCTAATATTCAGAATACTTATGTAAGTGAAAGTTCAAATAATTTCTACTTAACTTCTAACTCGTTACCTTCATATTTAAATGAAGCACTAACTGTTACCGACAGATCTGTAACGTTCTCAGGTACTTTTAGTGGAGAAGTCCTTGATATTGGCAAACATGGTTTTTATACTGGAGATTCTGTAACATATAAAGCAGAATCCTCGTCAAACACTTTAAATATTTCTGAACGAATATTCTTTGTCAGAAGAGTTTCTGACACTTCTATTAGTATTTCTGGGAGCAGATCAAATCTTTATAACGGAACATATGTTGAAGTATCCGGAACTGTAACCAATAGTCAGTTTAGAATTACAGAACTCGCTGACGAAACTTTAGATGGGCAGAAGTTAGTAAAAACTTTAACAGAACCAGATAACAGTAACGAACAATCAGAGGACACTACTTTTGGTCCCACTGGTATTCTGGTTAATGGTGTAGAGGTATTAAATTACAAATCAAAGGATAAAGTCTTCTTTGGTGGTTTAGAGCAAATTAATGTCCTTTCAGGAGGTAGTGATTATGATGTAATCAATCCACCAGTTTTGCAAATTACTGATGCTGTAGGAACTGGTGCAACTGGTTACTGTGAAGTTGAAGGCAAGTTTGATAGAATTGAAATTATTGATGGTGGATTTGATTATGTTTCTGAACCCATCGTTAGTATTACTGGTGGAAATGGTTCAGGGGCAACTGCTAAAGCTAATTTATTTGAATTTAAGCATGAAGTTTCTTTCAACACTGAAAGTCTTGCAGCAGAAGTTAATTTAACAAATGATACTGTTGGATTCTCCTCATTCCATAAATTTAGAAATTCTGAAAGAGTAGTTTACGAACCAGACGGTCAAACTGTAATTGGTGGGTTGAGCACTAGTTCAACATACTTTGTTGCAGTTCAAAATTCTACAACCGTAAAGTTACACAACACGGAACTTGATGCTTTCGCAGGAATCAACACTGTAAACCTCACTTCATTTGGTGTAGGTAATCACAGACTTGTATCTACGAATCTAAAAAAGAAAATAACTTCTATTGATATTATTGATAGTGGTTCTGGATACAAGAATAGAAAAATTTCTGTTCCAACTTCAGGAATCAATACTTATTCAAATGTAGTAACAGCAAAGAATCACAGATATTCTTCTGGAGAGATTTTAGTATACACCACCGAAGGAACAGAAGTAGGTGGTCTTAATAACAGTAGTTCTTATTATGTCACTGTAGTAGATGAAAATAACTTCAGATTGTCTGAAGTTGGAACTGCTACAACAGCTGGTATTAGTACGACTTCTAGTTTCTTCTATGATACTAGGCAGTATATTGATTTAACTTCAAGTGGATCTGGTTTCCATACTTTCAATTATCCTCCAATTAGCGTAACTATTTCTGGAATTGTTGGAGTATCTACAAGAACTGAACAAAATTTATTTGCATCAGTTCAACCAGTTGTTCGTGGAGAGATTAAATCTGTATTCCTTGAAAAATCTGGTTCTAACTATGGTTCTGAAGAAGTATTAAATTTCAATAGACAAGCAAACGTTAGCGTTAATACTGGTAGAGATGCTCAGGTTATTCCTGTTGTTTCTGCAGGAAAGATTACTGAGATTTTAGTAACCGGCAGTGGTTCTGGATATAACACTCCACCAAGATTTGAGTTTGATGGTCCAGGATTTGGTTGTAAACTGACTCCAGTATTAGAGGATGGTAGATTAGTTGATGTAAAAGTCATTTTTGGTGGTAAAGGATATGATAGAGTGAAATCCTCTATTAAGGTAATATCTTCTGGAACTGATGCTAAGTTTGAAACTGTACCAAAACAATATACAGTTAACTTAGTTGAAAGACTGATTCAGAGTGAGAAGATTACAGACGATGACGGCATTATTGATACTGGAATTAATTCTGATACAGGTCTGCAGTTTACTCACGCATACGCACCAAGAAAACTCAGAAAAACTATTTCTTCATTTAAAATTGTCAATGGCGTAAAAATATATACACCCGACCTGAGAGTACAAAATAATAAAGAAATATTATCAACTTCACACTCTCCTATCATTGGATGGGCATATGATGGAAATCCAATTTATGGTCCATATGGTTTTTCTAATATTGATGGTAGCGGAGTTGTAAAAGCACTTGAATCTGGATATACTTTATCTTTAAGTTCTTCTAGACCGAGTACAACATTATATCCGATAGGTTTCTTTGTCGAAGATTATGTATTTGATGAAACTGGAGACTTGGATGAACACAATGGTAGATTCTGCGTAACTCCAGAGTATCCCGATGGTGTTTATGCATATTTCTCTACAATCAACTCTTCCGCAGTAGAGACAACTGGTGCCTTCAAGAACTTTAGAAAACCAGTATTTCCATATTTCATTGGAAATGGATATAAGTCAGTTCCTATTGAAAATAATTTCATTTCAACATTTAATCAAGATGCATTAGATATCACCTCACTTGGAGTTCTTAGAAATACTACTCCATATGGTATTCTAAACAATAACAGTGGATATAAGTATCTTATCAATTCTAATAATATTAGGAAGCAAACTTCAGAAGTAACTTTCTCATCTGTAGGTACAGTTGATTCTGTCGGAATACTTACTGGTGGAACTGGATATGCTGTTGGTGATGTTATTATTTTCAATAATAAAGATACTAGCGGACAAGGTGCTTCTGCCAAAGTTTCGTCTGTTGTTGGTAAGGGAGTTACTCAAGTATCAAACTCTCAAGTTGAGTTAGAGGGTGTTGAATTTATACAAGCAACAGAAAATGCCACTTTCTTTGGTTTTGCTGCAGAACCTCACAACCTGAGCAATGGAAATATTGTTAGTATTACTGGTCTTAGTACATATGGAACTGGGTTATCTGGCAATGTTACTGCAGGAATAAGATCTGAAACTTTTTCACTTATTACTGGAATTGGAACAACTGGTGCTACAGGTATTGTAACTTATATCAGTCTCTATGGTAACTTACAATACCCAACAATTAGGGAGAATGATATTCTTGCTATTGAAAATGAGAAAGTAAAAGTTTTAAACGTTGAACTAGAAGAAAATAGAGTTAGAATTCAAAGAGAACATGACAGTACTGTAGGTGCTTCTCATACTGCTGGTGTCATTGCATTTGAAGATAGTAGAAAATTTACTTTCCCAGTAGGTGTAAGTTCAAATCTCTTCCAATATAAGGTTAATAAGGAATTATACTTTAATCCTAAAGAATCAGTTGCTTTGGGTACTTCTTATGGAGTAGGAATTGGTTCTACCCTGACCTTTGAAAATCCTGGTGTTGGTAACAGTTCTCTATTCGTCCCGACTAGAAGTATTTTCCTTCCAGGTCACAATTTAGTCACTGGTGATAAACTGGTTTATTCTTCAAATGGTGGAACTGCAGTTTCTGTCTCCACTGATGGTTCTATGACGTTTGCGTTGACAGACGAACAGACTGTTTTTGCTGCAAGAATTTCTGATGATTTGATTGGTATTGCAACTAATAGGGTTGGTCTTGGTTCTACTGGTGGATTTGTTGGTATCAATAGTAGTGTTAATACCGACATCTTATATTTTAATTCCATCGGTGCTGGTGTTGTTCATAGTCTTACTACAAACTATGGCGATGATGTTATTACTGGAAAAGTTAATAGAAATCTTGTAACAGTATCTACCGCATCAACGCATGGTATTTTAGTTGATGATAACGTTAAGATTAATTGTGAATCTGGAATTGCAACTAACTTTACAGTAAGATATAATGATAGTAATAGAAGAATTTTAATCAATCCAAGAGATTTTGTTGCTGGTAATATAACTCTCGCTGACAATACAATTACCATCAATTCTCATGGATTTAGTGATGGTGATAAAGTAATTCATACCGCAACTACTTCATCTGGTGGTTTGGTTAATGACAATATTTACTTCATTATTAGGGTTGACAATAACACTATTCGTCTTGCAAAAACTTTCTTTGAAGCAACTAGTAAAAATCAAATAAACATCAATATTACTAGTGCTTCTAGTGGAACTTTATCTCTTGTAAATCCAGAAATTAAAGTATATAGAAATCAACCAGTTGTATTTGATGTTTCTCATTCATCATTGTCGTTCACAAAGAACTCCACTGCTTACTCTGCGTTTGATTTAAACTTCTACACGGATAGTAATTTTAGAAATTCTTTTGAAACTTCTAATGATACTTCCTCTTTCAATGTTATTCGTACAGGTTCCATAGGTGTTAATACAGACGCAAAAGTAACTTTAAATGTTACTGATAATGTTCCACAAGATCTTTTCTATACTTTAGACCCTATTGAAACTCTTGAGAATCCTTCTATAAAGGTTCAAAGAATCAATGATAGTTTAAATATTTCAAATAACAACAAAGTGTTAGTACTTGATAGTGTTTATTCTGGAAACCATGTTGTTTCTGGAGTAACCACCGATACTTTCTCCTTTACTGTATTTCAAACTCCAGAAAGATCATCTTATCTTTCAACAGAAGCGGTTATCAACTATACCACTAGTGCCAAGAATGCATATGGAGCTATTGCTGATATTAAAATGTCTTCTCAAGGAAGAGGTTATAAAGTTCTACCTGGAATTACTTCAGTTTCAACAAAAACTGGATCAAATGCTGTTGTAGAAGCGGAAACTGATACCATTGGTAGAGTAGAGAAATTTGAAATACAAAATATTGGATTTGATTATTCTGCAGACAAATCTGTTAGACCAACTGCAAAGTTATCTCAAGTTTTGAAGTTAGATAAGTTTAATAGTATTAATAGAATTGGAATTACTTCTGTTGGAAAATATTATACCATCGCTCCAGACTTGGTTGCTCTTGATGGTATAACTGGTAAGGTAATTGGAGACTTAGACCTGACTTATGACCTTGGAGATAGTGAAGTTACTATTTTGAAGAATACAAAAGGTATTCAAGGTGCTGTTCCCACAATTATTCCAACTAGCAACTCTAATGGTGTTGGTATTAACTCTATATCATATGACAGTTCTACAAAAGAAGTCACCGTTGGTCTTGCAGTAAGTTACAGCAGCACTTCGCTCTATCCATTCGTAGTTGGTGATAAAGTACTCGTAGAAAATACAAGTGTTGGTATTGGAACTACTTTAAGAGGTTTTAACTCCAGCGCTTATAACTACGCTAGATTTACTATTACTTCTATTAATGCAAATATTGGAGGAGCAAACGGAACTATCACTTATAGTGTTGATGGTTTATTAAATGAAAATGAAACTCCAGGATCATTTGATCTAGCACGTTCTTCTGGTATTGTAACTCCCGAAAAATACTTCCCAATATTTGATGTTTCTCTTCAAAAGAACAAGTTTAACTTAGGAGAAACTGTTTTCTCTGATAGTGCTTCTGGAAAAATTGAAACTCTTTATCCATTTACTGATTCTTTGAAGGTATTAGGTCCAGATACATTTGCTGTTGGCGAAGTCATCATAGGTCAAGATACTAATTCAGAAGCGGTTATTAGAGAGGTTAGTGAATACTCTGCTGTTTATGATGTTGACTCTTCTTCTATCGTAAGAAAGGGTTGGAATAATGAAACTGGATTCCTGAATAATAGTCTGCAAAAAGTTCATGATAGTGACTACTATCAGTTCTTCTCTTATGCTGTTAGATCTCAAGTTGCACTTGAGAAGTGGGAAAATGCTGTAAGTAGTATGAATCACACCGCTGGATTTAAGAAGTTCAGTGATTTGGTTGTAGAATCAAGAGAAGAAGAATTTGCAGGAATAACTACAAGTCAGTCTGAAAGTGATGTTTCTACTTTAGTTGACTATATCAGTGTTATGGATACAAATTGTGTCAATGACTTTGACCTTGCAACTGAGAACAGTTTAGTTATTGACTCTGGTATAATATCTGATGAAATTGCCTTTAGTTCAAAAATATTAAAAGACTATACTGAATCAATTGGAAACAGAGTACTTCTGGTTGATGATATTAGTGGACAATTTAACAGTAATGAAAGGACTACTAGATTCACGAATGTTGGTACTTTCCGTTTAGATACGGGCAGAGCACGTAAGTTTATAACATACGTTAGAGACAGAAGATTTACTGCTGAGAGGCAAATCTCTCTTGTAACTACAGTTAGAGATGATAATGAAACTTATCTGAATGAATATGGTCAAGTTGAAACTGCGGCAGAATTAGGATCCTTTGATCTTACAATCCGTGGTGATGAAGCAAGTCTTCAGTTCTATCCAGTAAGATATGAACTTAATAACTTTGACATTAGTTATGTCTCGTATGGTATTGAGAATGCTCTTGCTGGAGTAGGAACCACCACTATTGGCGATATTGTTAATATTGAATCTTCAAATGCAATAATTTCGAGTGGTTCTACTGCTGCTAACACGATTCTTGGAATTAGTTCTTCTTACACTTCCTCCAAGGTTCTTGTTCAGATTGGTGCAACCGATTCAAGTTATCATGAATTTAATGAAGTTACTATATTACATGATGGTTCAAATGTTGATTTTCTTGAATATGGTCAACTTATAACATCTACAGGTTCATTAGCATCATCTGGAGTTGGAACTTATGGTGTAGGATATTCTGGTTCTAATATTAATCTAACTTTCACACCTACGGTTGGCGCTGGTGTATCATATATTGTTAATACTATTCAAGTATCTATTGCCAATACAGCATCAACTGGTATTGGAACTGAAGAACTGAACACTGGTATTTTAGAATCTGCTTATACTTCTATTGGTTCTTCAACTGCTCCAGTAGCAAACACGATCAGTGATTATACTAGTGACCCATATCATGCTGCATATTATATCGTAAGTGTTGAGGATACAACTAACAACAAGACTCAAGTTTCTGAGGTCGTAGTTGCTGATGATGGAACAAATGTAGATATCACCGAATTTGGTAATATCTATTCTGACTCTTCACTTGGTGATATTACTGCAGATATATCTGGAGAATTTACTCGACTCAGATTTACTCCAAATGCAAACATTGACGTTCAGGTAAGAGTATATCAAAATGCTCTAAGAATTGTCGATGGAGATCCAACATCAATTGATCTCAGTAGTGCTATCATTGACACTGGTTTTGGTGTTTATCTTGGTACAAAAAATGATATCAAGAGAGCATTTAATTTAACTCATAAAAATCTTCCTGTCTTTGAAAGATATGTTGATGGTAGTGATTCTAATGTTGTTAGCACTTCTAGAAATACTGTCTTGGTTCCACAGCACTATTTTGTAACTGGAGAGAAACTTTCTTATACTCATGCAGGTGCTGGAACAACTCAAGCAATTGGCATTGCAACTGTTAATGTTCCTGGTGTTGGTTCTACGGATAAATTACCTTCAACTGTTTATGCAGTTAAGGAATCTGATTTAAAAATTAAATTTGCTGCAAGTGCAGAAAATGCTCTGAAGGCAAGTCCAGTAATTTTTGATATTACCAGCGTTGGTATCGGAACCTCTCATAGATTTGTTTCCACAAATCAAAATGCAAGAGGACTCTTCTCTATTGATAATAATATTCAGTCTCCTATAGTCTCTACAGCAGTAACAACTACAATTACTCAGCAAGTATTGAGCACTGATGATATTCTAGTCCTTAGTGGTATTACTTCTATATCTGGAGGAGATCTTCTCAAGATTAATGATGAAATTGTAAGAGTTGATAGTGTAGGAATTGGTACTTCAACAAATAATATTCGTGTTAGAAGAACTTGGATGGGCACTACTCTTGCAGCACATGCAGCGAGTGATTTAGTAACTAAAGTTGAGGGTGACTACAATATTGTTGATAATGTACTTAACTTTATTAGCGCACCAATCGGACCAAACCCAATAAGTTCTACAACTAACCCACCCGATTCTAGAGACTTTACTGGAATCACTACACACTCTACTTTTAGTGGTAGAACCTTTATGAGATCTGGAACTGTTGGAGCAACAACAGATTCTTACGCTAAGAACTATGTGTTTGATGATGTCTCTCAGTCCTTTACTGGAATTCAAACCAGTTTCTTGCTGCAAGCAAATGGACAGAACATTATTGGAATCAACAGTGCAGTAGTTCTTATAAATGAAATCTTACAAGAACCTTCAAGATCGTCTGAATTTGTTTCTGTTGTTGGCGATATTAATTTCCACGAAAATGTTGGTGTAACTAGTGTTCAATTTACAGGAACTGCAACATCAGCACTCTATGATATCAATACCTCAAACTTGCCTTCTGGTGGAGTTATAGTTTCGGTTGGTTCCTCTGCAGGACTTGGATATCAGCCACTGGTTGCTGCTGGCGGAACCGCAGTTATCTCAGGTCTTGGAACTATCACCTCTATTAGCATTGGAAACAGTGGTTCTGGTTACAGAGCAGGTATTCAAACGGTAGTCAACGTTGGTATTGCAACATCTAGCACTGGTATTCCTAATATTGAGTTTATTGGTACTGCTGCTATCAGTGGTGGACATATTGTTAGTGTTGCTATCACTAATCCTGGAGCAGGATATACTGCAACAAACGCACCAGTTGTAATCTTTGATGATCCTCTGTCTTATTCTAACGTTCCTTTGGTTTATAGTTCCGAGTCAACAGGAATCGGTACTCAAGCAACGGTTGATATTGTTGTTGGTCAAGGTTCTAGTGTAATTGACTTTGAAATCAGAAACACAGGATATGGTTACGGACAAGGACAAACACTTACAGTTGCTATAGGCGGAACTTCTGGTATTCCAACAGATACATCATATACATTTGAAGAGTTTCATATTGATATTGATAGTGTTCAGACTGATAAATTCAGTGCTTGGACTTTCGGAGATCTTGAAGTTATTGATAAGATTGAAAATCTCTTTGATGGAGTTAAAACTAGATTCCCACTGAAGGTCAATGGTTTTGATAAGTCTATTTTAGCAAGACGCGGTTCTTCAATTGAAGTTAAAGCAAACTTGTTGGTATTCTTGAATGATATCCTCCAAGTCCCCGATCAAGGATATATCTTCAATGGTGGAAGTTTAATTACCTTTACCGAAGCACCAAAGGTCGGTGATACCTGTAAGATTCTGTTCTATAAGGGAACTGGCGATGTTGACGTTGCTGAAATCGACGCTTTAGAGACTGTTACTGAAGGCGATACTCTGAAACTTTATGATGAAAATATCTACTTAGAAGAAAATCCAAGACTTGTTAAGGATGTCATTTCTAGTGATATTGCTAATACAAATCCATATGCTGGTCCAGGAATTACTAGAAATGAAAGTTTTGAAAGAGCAGTAGTCTGGTGTCGTCAGACTGAAGATGTCTTTATTAATGGTAAGGCAGTTGGAAAAGACAGAGACATTTATGAACCTAGAATTCAACCAACTTCTAATATTATTCAACCTGTCGGTGTTGGTTCAACAACGATTTATGTAGAGAGTGTTAAGACTTTCTTTGATAATGAGAATGAATTCTCTTCCTCTACCTATAAGAATAAGGTAAGAATAGTTTCTCAAGACACTTTGGTTGGTGCATCAGCAACTGCCGTTGTTTCTGGTTTAGGAACTATCTCATCTATTGTTATAGATAATCCTGGTATTGGTTATACATCAGCACCATCGGTTACTATTGCAAATCCTGTTGGTTTAGGAACGACTCAAAGAGCAGAGGCAACAGCAACTATTTCTGCTGGTGGAACTGTTACTTCAATATCTGTCACTTCTCCTGGAACTGGATATACTTCTTCTACTCCACCTGTTGTTCTTATATCTCAACCTGTAGTGAAAGAAGAAACAATAACTAGTGTTGCATATTCTGGTGACTTTGGTGTTGTTTCTGGAGTTAATACAACTTCAGTTGGTGTTGCTTCTACTGGAATCGTATTTGATCTGTATAT